CACCGCGACGCCAGGAATCCACCAGAGCTGAAGTCGCGCGGGAGGGGGAGGGGACGGTCCGGCGCATGACAAAGGAAACCGCCTCCCCCGAACGCGCCATCCAGGGGCCGCTTTTCGCATAGGGGAGGGATCATGTCGAGACACAACGGCGAGAATAGTTCGAAGCGCGGGCAGGTCGCCAAGCTCGGGCTCCACGTCATCGGCGCCCGCAAGCGCCGCAAGGTCAAGATCGACCGTCCCGTTCCCGGCTTCCGCGGCTGTACCAGGTCGCGATTCTTCGGGATGGTCTGGGGGGCGTGATGAACCTGACCGCGCTTGCCCTGCTCCTGCTCAAAACGCTGGGCGTCCTGGCCACGTTCGGAATCGCCCTGCTCATTGTCTGCGTCATCGCCGGGGCCCGCGAAGACCGCCGTATCAATCGCCTCCGCCGGGGGCATGTCAACCCCGCGCGGATCGCCCACGATTACCGCGAAGACTGACCAACCGAAAAGGAGAGGAACCATGTCAAAGACTTCTGAGGCGCTCGCACAACGCCCGGCAGACGCCCCCGCCAAGCTCAGGCTTTCGACGGGCGGCGTCATGAACAGCGCCGAGGAGATGGCCAACGCCATCAAGGCCCTCGGCGTAAAGCACAACCTCATCGTTCCCGGCGGAGCCATCGGCGCCGACATGCCCATGCTCCACGCCGCCGCCATCTCATTCGTCTTCATCGATGCCAAGAACGAGACCTACAAGATCCCGGGCAGTGAAAAGCGGGGGATCGGCAAGAACGCCCTGGACAGGATCGCCGCGGCCGCCGGCGTCCGCTGGATCCCGAGCTACTGCGGCCGCGTCGACGACGGATCCGACATGAACTTCGTCGAGTACCAGGTCTCCGGCGTCGTCCTCCAGCTGGACATGACCGAGCGCACGATCAGCGCCACCAAGCGGATCGACCTCCGGGCGGAGCGAACCTACGCCGGCAAGGTCCCGACCGACGCCGACATGGAGGGCTGGGGAGCCGACGCCCGCGAGATCGCCAGAACGGCGGCGATGGCCAAGGATCGGGACGGCAATTCGGATCCCCGTGATCCCTGGCCGCAGATCCTCGCGGCGCGCCAGCACATCCTCAGCCTGGCTGAGTCCAAGGCCAAGAACCGGGCCATCCGCAGTCTGGGCGTTCGGACCGCCTACCTCCCGGCCGAGATCGACAAAGGCTTCGCCGTGGCCAGGCTCCAGTTCACGGGCCGCAGCGATAACCCTGAGACCCAGCACGAGATCGAGATCATGATGGCCCAGCGGGCGATGTCGGCGTCGTCCATGCTCTACGGCGGCCAGGGACCGGCTCCCGCGCGCCTGGCCCAGCCGGCCCACACGGTGCAGCGGATAGTCACGGCGCCCGAGACCGAGGCCGACGATACCGACGTCGTCGACACAACTGCCGTCCCGCCCAAGGCGGAGCCCAAGGCCGAGGCCCCCGCGCCACGGGCGGATCAGCCCGCGGCTCCGCCGGCGGCCGCTCAGGGCCCGCGCCGGCCCGAGCACGATCCAGAGATGCCTGTCGGAAAGAGGGATCCCAAGACCGGCGAGTACCACAAGAAGAGGGCGTCGGCCATGAGCGTTGATCAGCTGACCAACCTCATCGAGTACCACGAAAGCAAGAAGCCGACCTGGAACCCGCGTTGGGCCGAGAAGAACCAGCTCGACCTCGATGCCCTCTACGAGTGGCGGGCATTCAAGGCCTTCGACCCCAGCCAGGGAGTCCTGCCGGCGGCGGATGAGTTCGCCGATGAGCAGGGCCAGGGCGACGACGAGATCCCGTTCTGAGCGGCCATGAAGCACCCCCGCGTTCTTCAATTAGCCGACCGACACGTCTACCTCCAGGGCCCGCGGGCGGAGGAATGCCGGCGGATCCACAGCTGGATTGCCGAGCACGTCCGCGACGCCAAGCCCGACCTCATCATCGACACCGGGGACGTGAGCGAGAAGCTCATGAGCCCGCAGGAGCGGCTGTTCCAGGTCGAGTTCCTGCGCTCGGTTTCCTCCGTCGCCCCTGTGGTCATCATCTCCGGCAACCACGATGACCGCGATGACCTCCGGCTCTTCCGCAAGGAGTACGGCTGGACGATGCCGGTCCAGATCTTCCTCGAGCCAGGGCTCATCATGGTCGGCGGCGTCGTCCTGGCGCTGCTGCCGTGGCCCGACCTGGGCCGCCTGGCCGCGGTCAGCGTGACGGACTCGATCGAGGGCCGGCGCGAGATCGCCAAGGCTGCGCTGATCGACGTCCTGCGCGGGCTGCGCGACAAGATCCCGGCAGGGGAGCCCTCGCTCCTGCTGGCCCATATGCCCGTGACCGGGGCCTCAATGGACTCTGGTCAACCCGTCAGCGGAGGCCATGAGATCGCGCTCTCTCCCGACGAGCTGCTTGAGTGCGGCGCCGCGGGAGTAGCCCTTGGGCATATCCACCTGCGGCAACAGATGGTCTCCGGCGATGGCCGGCCCGTGTTCTATGCCGGCGCTCCATTCCGCGGCGGATTCGGAGAGGCCAAGGGCACGAAGGGCGGGCTGATCTGGGGCTGGGACGGCAAGGCCTGGCAGGTCACGCCTTGGGAGATCCCCGCCCGCAGCATGGTCCTGGTCGAGACGACCTGGACGCCGCCCCAGGAAGACGCCCTGGCCCAGGATCCGGTCCCGCTGGCGGATCCCGATATCACCAAGGACGCCGATGTCCGCGTCCGCATCACGTTCCCAGCCGAACACCGGGAGGCCATGAGGGCCGCGATGGCGCCGGCGCTTGACGCGCTGCGCGCGATCGCCAACTCCGTCAAGGTCGAGGAGACGGCCATCGTCGTCTCCAGGGCCAGGTGCTCAGAGATCCAGGCCGCGCGGACCACGATCGAGAAAGTCCAGGCCTGGGCCCAGGCCGTGGGCCAGGACGTCCCGGCCGGGGCCGAGACCAAGCTGTCCGTCATGGAAGGGGCCGCGTCATGAGGATCGACAGGTTAACCATCAAGGGCCTCACCACCTATCGGGACGAGCAGGTCCTTGATCTGGCCGCGATCGGGGCCGGCGTCATCGCCGTCTCTGGTCCCAACGGCTCCGGCAAGACCACCCTCCTCGAGGCTGTACCCGGGGCGATCTATCGCCAGACCCCAAGCCGCGGCTCAATCGCCACCCTGGCCACGGACCGGGACGCGAGGATCGAGCTCGAGGGTGAGAACGGGGCTCCGTTCCGGATCCGGCTTGACGTCGACTCCCACACCGGCCGACAGGAAGCGGTCATCTGCGACGGCGCCGGAGAGCCCCTGGCCGGGCCAAAGGTTAAGGACTTTGATGCCTACATCGCCCAACACCTGATTCCCATTGACGTCTATCTGGCCTCGTATTTCGCCAGCCAGACCGGCGCCGGCAGCCTGTTCAAGATGTCGCGCTCCGACCGCCGGTCTCTGTTCGGCCGGCTCCTGGGCCTCGAGCGCCTGGAGCAGCTGGCGGGCCAGGCCCGAGACCGCTCCCGCGCGACCGAATCCGAGATGGCCGCCGCCCGCGCGGCCTTGGACGCGATCGCCAGTCAGGCCGAGGACGTGGCCAAGCTCGAGCAGAATCTGTCCTCAGCCAGGGCCAACGCCGCCACAGCCAAGGCCCAGCAGGAAGAGACACAGGCCCAGCTCGACCAAGCCATCAAGGTCCGGTCTGATCTCGAGGCTGCTGCGGCCGAGGTGCAGCGGGCCAGGAAAACGGCCCAGGAGGCCCGCTGGAGGGCCGATCAGGCCGGCCAGGACCTTGGCAAGGTTCGGCGCGAGCTCGACGCCCTGGCCGTGGTCCTGGGCCAGGCCGAGGCCATCCGCAAGGTCACCGCGGATATCCACGCCACAGAGGCCGAGCTCGAGCAGATCCGGGCCCGGGGAGAGGCCGCGGCAGCTGAAGAGCGTGCGGCCAAGGACACGGCGACTGAGGCTGCGAGAAAGCTGCAGGAGGCCAAGACGATCGAGGCCGAGGCGTTGCGCAACCTCAAGGATCTGCATCAGGCTGACGTCGACTGGAAAGCCAGGCTCGAGCGGGCCCGCAAGGCCACGGCTTCCGTGCCCTGTTCCGGATCCCTAGACGACGCCACCCGCGCCAGCTGCTCGGCCCTGGTCGGGCACTTCAAAACCATCCAGGAAGCCGAGGCCGCGATCACTGACGTCGGGAACAAGATCATCAAAGCCAACACGCGGCACGCCGATAGCATGACCGACCGCGGTTGCTTCGAAGGCGAAGCCTCAGAGGCCCAACGATTGGCCCTTAAAGCAACGTCTGCAGCCGAGGCCGTCCGCGCCGACTACGGCAAGGCTGCGAAGCAGCTGCAGGCGCTGCGCACACAGGATCGGACCTCCGACCTCACAGCAGCCGAGGCTCGGTCCGCCGTCATCAAGGACAGGATCCGCGACCTCGAGGCCAAGGCGGCCGCCGCGGCTGACGAAGCCGCGAAGACGGAACGGGCTATTCCCACGGTCGACGAGTCCGCCAAGGCCAGGTCCGAGAAGGACGTCCGCGACCTGACCGATTCCGTCGCCGCCATGAGGCGCTACTACGAGGAAGACTCAGCTAAGGCCGTCCGCATCGAGACCACGCTAACGGCCGCGATCAAGTCCCAGGCCAAGGCCGAGGCGCTGCGAGAGAAGCTGGCGCCGCTCGAACGCGACCTCGCCGACTACCGCTGGCTGGGCCGGGCCCTTGGCCGCGAAGGCGTCCAGGCCCTCGAGCTCGATGCCGCCGGGCCGCGCGTCGCCACCCTAGCCAACGAGCTCCTGGCCGACGCCTACGGCTCCAGGTTCCAGATCCGGTTCGAGACCCAGGCTGCTCTGGCCTCAGGCAAGGGCGTCAAGGAAACCTTCGACATCGTCGTCTGCGATTCCGAACGCGGGCGCGAAGGCGACGGCGAGGACCTAAGCGGCGGCGAGAAGGTCATCGTCGGCGAGGCCCTGGGCTTGGCCGTGGGTCTCTTCCACGCCCAGAGCGCCGGCGCCAACCTCGGCACGGTCATCCGCGATGAGACGGTCGGGGCCCTGGATCCGGAGAACGGCCAGCGCTACATGTCGATGTTGAGGGCGTTCCTTCGCGTCGGCCACGTCCACCAGCTGCTCATGGTCTCACACGCACCGGCGATCACAGCGCTTGCCGACCGCGTCGTCAACGTCGACAACGGCAAGATCAGGGTCAACTGAACATGTTCTTCCCAGCCGGCCGGGCCAGCGTCTCATCCAAGGCGCAGCGGTGCTCCCCCTTCCTTCACCGCGGCCCGGCCGGACTCTTCCTCCACTGCCAGGAAAGGAAAAAACCATGCCGAGGTCTCGAATGATTAAGCCTGAATTCTGGGACGACGAGAAGCTCGCGAGAGTCTCGCGAGAGTCTCGGTTGCTCTTCGCCGGGCTCTGGACATACTCGGACGACTTCGGTGTCGTCAAGGGAAATCTCGGCTGGCTGCAATCCAAGATATTCCCCTACGATCGGGACATCAAAGCCGCCAAGTTCACGGCCTGGATCGAAGGCCTGGAGTCCAACGGATTCATCATTCCGTTCGATTCAGACGGCGAAAAATACTTCTATATCAAGAATTTTCATAGGCATCAGAACGTCGATCATCCGTCGAAACAAAGAAACCCCGAGCCCCCTGTCGGCATCCTCTCGCGAGACAATCGCGAGCCCTCGCGAACCCCTCGCGTTGAAACAGAATCTGAATCTGAAACAGAAACTGAAACAGAAACTGAAACCGAAACTGAAACAACAAGTCCCGACTCTCGGCTTCCGGCCAAGGCGCCGGACGCCGTCGACGTGCATCTGACCCAGCTGCTCATCGACCTGATCCTCAAGAACAATCCCGAGTCATCGATCATCAAGCGCCTGACGCCCAAGCGCCAGGCCGACTGGATCAACCAGGTTCGCCTTATGCGCGTCTCCGATGGCCGGACGCCAAGGCAGATCGAGGCCATCATTCGCTTCTCCCAAGCCGATAAATTCTGGCGGGCCAACATCCTCTCGACGCCGAAGCTGAGGGAGAAATGGGACACCCTGGTCATGCAGGCCCGCCGAGGAGACAAGCTCGACGGAGTCCGCGACTGGCTCAACGAATCTCCGAAGGAGAAAAACCCATGACGCCCGAGGATAAGCCGCGCTTTGCGGCGCTGATGTCGAACCTGGGGCTGGTCTTTAACCGCACGCTGTCCAGGGAATTCCTGACCATCTACTTCGACGTCCTGTCCGACGTGACGATCGAAGCCATGGAAGAGGCGGCGAAGACGATCATCCGGACCAGGCCTCGCGGATACTTCCCCATGCCGGCCGAGATCCGAAACGAAGCACTCGGAATCTCGACGCCGAATCTTTGGGGTGACGCCGAGGCGGCCTGGGCCTACGCCATGCAATTCATCGACGGCCCCTACTTCGCCTGGCTGGATTCTGATATGCGGCTGGCCCAGCCCCGGGCTGACGTGGATGTCATCATCCGCGGGACCTATCGGACCTGGACGGCGTTCATGGAGGCGATGGAGGCCGGCGAAATCCGGCATATGAAGCGCGACTTCTGTGAGTCCTACGTCCGCCGGCGCCAAGCCAAGATCGCCGCGCAGCTGGAGGAAGGCCAGGGCGGCCACGAGATAGCGCTTCTCGGGCCGGAGCAGGAGCGGCCATGAAGCGCATAAAAGCCGGAGCGTCGATCCCCGTCATCGCAGCCGTGGCCGCGCTCATCATTGGCTTGATTTCCCTGGCCTATCTGGAGACCAGGGCCACACTCGCAGGTAAGCGTGCCGCCGCCGCCCAAGAGAATACCGAGGCCCAGGTCAAGATCATGCGCCATGTCCAGAGCGAGCGCCAGGCCGGCGCGATGGTGGCCAGGATCCGTCGCCTGAGCCGAGGCCTGATCCGTCAGGCCCAGGCCGTCGAGATCGTCCGGATTCTGCGGGCCAAGTGCGATGAGTCGATCAAGGTCGAGACCATCATGCGGATGATCACCCGGGAAAGCGGCTGGGATCCCCAGGCGCGCGGCAGGCACGGCGAGGTCGGGCTGCTGCAGCTCAAGCCGACTACGGCGCGGTTGCCGGCACACGTCCTCACGGACCCAGCGCGGAACATAGAAGCCGGGATCAATCATTTGCGGGACTTGGTCGAGCAGACCGGGAGCCTGCCCTTGGCCCTGGCCGCCTATAACGGCGGGCTCTACGCGGGGCCGATCCGATACGCCAGGGCCGTGATAGGAGAACGACCATGACCGCCGAGAGAATCCACTTTCTCAACGCCATGCACGGCATCCTCAAGGCCAACGCCAGGGGACGGGCCTGCGCGATGGTCCGGTCCGAGCTGGAGCGGCGCCTGCTCCACATGGGATACGGCCTCACCGATCGCAAGTACCGCGAGGGCTATGCCGCGCTACCGATCTGCAGCTGCGAGGACGGGCTCTATGTGCCGACATGCGGCATGGATCTGAAGATGGTCCGGGAGTATTGGCGGCCGAAGATGGGGCCTGCGCTCCTGGAGGCGAAGATGGAGCGGCTGCGGCTGGCCTATCCGGAGTTCGCCGAAGAAGCGAGACAGCCGGGGCTATTCGACGCCGCGCAGATGAGCATGGGGGCCACGTTATGACCAGCCCCGCCGTCCTCGGCATGGAGCCGCGCATGGGAGAGGCGAGAGAGGGCGAGCTGATCCAATTCGTCGTCCCCGGCCAGCCCGTAGCCAAGGCCCGCGCCCGGACGTTCGCTCACAAGCAGAGCGGGCGGATCGTGAGCATGACGCCGGAGCGGACGCGAAAGTACGAGGTCGAGGTCCGGCGGGCGTTCTTCGCCGCCTACCCCGGCTTCAAACCGTTCGGCCCGCGTGTCCCGGTCATGTGCCACGTTCATGCCATGTTCAAGGCCCCGGCGAAGCTGCCGCCGGAGATGTTGGCCCGCCCCATCTGCTCGCAGTATTCGGATTGGGACAACATCGGCAAGATCGTTTCGGATTCGCTCAACGGTATCGCCTGGGCCGATGACCGGCAGATCGCCGACGGCCAGACGCTGAAGTATTACAGCCGCGACCCCCGCGTCATCGTCGAGATTCGGAGGCTGGGATGACCGCCCCAATATCTGACGGCAACGGAAGGCTCCTGTTGACCATTCGGGTTTATGAAAGGGCCACAGACCTAAAGGTGCATCGAAGCATGAACGAGAGGATTGCCGGGCGAGCAATCATGGCCGTGGTTCACGAGCTTGGCATCCTGACGCACTCCATGTTGGAGAAAATGGGGGCGCTTAAGTGACCGCCCCGCTCTACGAAATCAATTCATTCCAGGACATCATCGACAAGATCCCCCCGCACCGCGTTCCGATTTTCCTGTCAGAGTTTTGCTCGATGATGCTCCACGCCAGCGCTGTTAAAGCCGCCGTGAAAATTGGATCGAAGATTCGCCTTCCTCTGGTTTGGAAGGACGACGGATTAGGGAACTTAAAAAGCACCTTTCTCGATATGGATGGAAAGGCGGTTTTCTCTATCGAGGAACGTCCCCGATGATGACCTCCTCCGTCTGCCCTCATGCCCGCTGGCGCACGATGACGACGCCGAAGAAGCGCAAGGTCGCGGGCTGGTACTGCGACAAGCGCAAGGCGTTCATCGATATGCGGATGTGCGCCGTGTGCAAGCATCGTCCCAACATCGAGCCGCCCACAGCGGCCGACAATTCAAATCTAGGAGGTCGATGATGACCATCGATCAAAACACTCTGGCCCTGATCCTGACGCTGCTTGGCGGCGGGATCGTCACCACCCTCGTCCAGGCCCTGAAGAAGTGGCTGAAGATCGAGGGCGGCTGGAGGGCGATGGTGCTGGCCGCTGCGCTGTCCCTGGGAGGAACCGCCTACGTCCTCGTCAGCGCGCACGCTTTCACCATCGTGGCCCTGCTGTGCTACGGCGCGGCGGTGTTCGGTGAAAGCACGGGCCTCTACCACCTGACGGGGAAGACGAAGACGGCCTGACCGCTTGGGGGAGGGGGCTGGTGACGGCTCCCTCCCCACAGCGAAAGGAGAAAAGCAATGACCGCCCAGGAATCAATCGACAAGGCCAAGGCCGCGATTTCCGAAGTCATCTATTCGGAGCTTAACAACCTCCAGGATGAAACCGGAATGCTCCCGTTTGCGGTCGGGGTGGACCTCGTCATCAGTCGCCTCGTAGGCGGAGGGAAGCGGCTTGTGCATGTCAACGTCTCCATCAGGATCGAGGCCTGACATGACCGGACCGCAGCTGCGCGCCATGCGCGAGAAGGCGGGCGTCTCGGCCCTCGTCTTCGCCAAGTCCGCCGGGGTCTCGGTGCCGACCCTGTTCGCGTTCGAGACAGGCGGCCAGATCCGAGACTCCAAGCGAGAGAAGATCGTCGCCGCCAGAGCCAAGCTCGACAGCATGCCCAAGGCCAAGCGCGCCCTGAACGGGCAGGGGAAGCGCGGAAAGCCCGCGGCCGCGGCCCCGCCGGAGAAGCCCAAAGCCAGGCGCTTCAAGGCGACGCTGAGCGATGGCCAGGAAGCCGTCAAGCGCGTCCGCGCCCGGGTGGCGGAGGAAGACGCCGAGGAATCCGAGAGGCCCCGGCCCCGCCAGACCGGCCGCGCCCTTCACGGCGTCCGCCCGGGAGCGATGGACGCTGATGATCCCGCCGCCGCCTGGAACGGGCGCTTCGACGTGGCATGGCTGCGCTCGCAGATCCAGGCCTGGATCAAGGGCGGCGTCACCCGGGCCGAGCTCAGGACCGGCGATCCGGCTTCGGCTACGCGGGTCTTTTACATGGCCAGCGAGGCGCAGCTGCTGGACCTGGGGCGGCGGCTGGGCGTTGCGATGACCGGGAAGACGTTGCAGGAGTAGCACCATGACCGATGAAGCGATCAAGAAGCGCCTGGCCCGAGCCAGATCTGCCGCGGCCGACAACCTCCGCCGATCCGGCTACGGCATCATCGAGACCCGCGGCGGCTCCTTCGATATCATCGCCGTCCGTTACTCCGAAGCCCGCTTCGTCCGGATCGTCCTGGATCAACCGACGTGCGCGGACATGAAGGCCGCCGGGTCCTACGACGTGCCGACCAACTGCGTCCGCGAGATCTGGGAGGCAGACAGCTCTGACGGCTCGCGGCCTGAGTTCGCAATCAGGAAAGTTTAACCATGTCAAGGGTTTTGTTGGACGCGGTTTCCGTCCCGTTTGGACGGGGTTAGACGTCGCCATCAGGGGGGGGCCCGCGGCAACCCCGTCCCGCAAGCCTGACGCTTAAAAATCACGCCCCATAATCGGGGCGTGAGCCACGGTTCCCTTTCCTCCTCCTTTCGAGTCGGGCGGGGAGGCGTCTGACATGGTCGCCTCCCCGCAACTTTCGCTCACCCAGAAGCAGGCCCGCTTCGAATACCTGACCGCTAAGCTCGTCATCGAGTGCGCCCTGGCCGGCGTCGAAATCATCTGCTACCGGCACCGCTCGACCCTGGCGGAGGACTTAGCCCACTTCGAGGCCGGGCGCTCCCAGATCGACCCCCGCCTGACCCCGACCCCGCACATGCGCGGGCTCGCCAAGGACTACGCCATCCCCAACGCCGACGGCTCGGGCTACGACTGGTCCTCTCCAGGCTACGACATCTTGGGCCGGATCGCGGAATCACTCGGGCTCACATGGGGCGGTTCCTGGGTCTCCCTGGTGGATAAAAACCACGTCCAGTACGCGGACGGAGCCTGAGCCATGACCAAGACCCTCCGCGCCTGCCTCGCCGTTGTCGTAGCCATCGTCTTGGCCCTGGCGGGCTGGGGCGTCATCGAGCGCAAGGCCTACGTCGCCGCCAAGGCCAAGGCCGACATCCTCCGCTCCGACTACACGGCCTATGTCGAGCAGGCCGAGGCCGTCAAGGCCGATATGGCCATCGAGGCCGCAACCCTCCGCGCCGAGAAGGCCGCCGCCATAGACGCGGCCATCTCCGCGGAATCCTCAAAGGCCAAGATTGCCGCCGACCTGGCCGCCGAAAAAGCAAAAACGGCCGCCCTCCCTCCCGACAGCCTATCCGGCAGCATCAACCTACGGATCGGGGCGGGGCAATCCTACCCGACGGGGGACGGCCGTTTTTCCTTTTCCCGCCCCGGAGCCGACGCGACGCTCGATAGCTTCCTTGAAGGCGAGGCGTCGCACAACCTATATGAGGCCGAGCGATCCGTCACCGCGAATCTTCGGACGGCTTTGACCGCCGCGGAAAGCGAAAACGGCAACCTCAGCCATCGGCTCTGCCTCACCCAAGGCGAGTTGGACCGGGCCGTCAACGCCTGGGGTGCCGAGACATCGGCGCTTAACCACCTCCGCCTGTCCATCATCGGCCGAACCGTCACCACGGCGGCCATCAGCTTCGGCGTCGGCCTCGCTGTCGCGTGGGGTCTGCACGCTGCGGGGATCCTCAAATGACCAAGGCGCGCACCTCACCGGCGGCGGAGTAAACCATGACCACGCCCAACCCCATCGGCCAGGTTCTAAAAGCCAAGTCGCCTTGGACGGCCATCATCCTCTCGCTGTTCATCATCTACGTCCTCGTCACCCAACTCTCCCCGGCCAGGACCAGCGACGATATCAACGTCCGGCTGATCCGGCTGGAGACGGCCGTCATGGACCTCAAGAACACCCCACAGGCCTTGGCCACTCTGACCGAGGCCATCTCCAACCTCAAGTCAAGCGTCGATCGGACGGAACGCAAGCTCGACCAGCATATCAACCGGGAAGCCAAGTAAAGCATGAAGAAAAAGACATCCCCTCGCTCTCGCGTGGCCTGCAAGGCCGCCGCGGCGTGGTCTGTCCGAGAGAAAGCCGAGAGCACAAAAGACACGGCTACAAAAAAAGCCCGCTTCCTGAAGGCCTATGAGCAGCAGTCCTGCAACATCTCCGCCGCCTGCCGGGCGGCCAAAATCAAATCCCGAAAGACGTTCTACCGCTGGTTAGAATCCGACCCCGTATTCGCCGAACAGGTAAGCGACCTCGATGAAGCCGACCTGGACTTTTCGGAGGGCGCGTTGAAAAAGCAGATCGGGAACGGGAATATCGCCGCGATCATCTTCCATCTCAAGACCAAGGGCCGTCGCCGCGGCTACATCGAACAGATCGACGGCAACATCCGCCACTCCCAGGCCCTCTCCCTGACCGACCTGCAGGGCTCGCTCAACGCCTACGAGGGGGCCGGAGCGTGATTACCGCCGAGGCCTTGCTGATGCAGAGGTACCGGGCCCGCCCGGACTTCTTCGTTGAGCACGCTCTGGGCCACAAGACCTGGAGTAAGCAGCGCGAAGTACTACGCTCGGTCCGCGACCACGTCCGGACCGCCGTCCGCGCCAGCCACGGCGTCTCCAAGACCTACACCGCAGCCGAGGCTGCCGTCTGGTTCCTCAACTGCGTCCCGCGCTCCAAGGTCATCACCACGGCGCCGACGTTCATGCAGGTGGCGAAGCTGCTCTGGGCCGAGATCAACACCATCTACACGACATCCCGGATCCAGCTCGAGGGCGAGTGCCTGGCCGTCGAGATCAAGACCAAGCACCCCGACCATTTCGCCGTTGGGTTCTCGACCGACAAGCCGGCCCGGGCCGAGGGCTGGCACTCCCAGTCCATTATGTTCATCCTCGACGAAGGCAAAGGCATCGCGCAGTGGATGTGGGACAGCGTCCGCGGCGCCATGACCGGTGGCTTCTGCCGGCTGCTGGTGCTCTCGACCACGGACGGCGTCCAGGTCGAGGAGAACTTCTACCGCATCTTCCAGGGCGAGGACGCGGACAGCCAATGGAACCGGATCCATATCTCAGCCTTCGACTCGCCCTACGTCACCGGCGAGAAGTTCCGCTCGGTCAAGATCCCGGATCCGCGCCGGCCCGAGCGCTTCGAGGTCGAGTGGACCGAGCCCAAGGACGTCAAGATCCAGATCGCCGATCAGGGCTACATCGACGCCGCGAAACTGGACTGGGGCGAGGACTCGGTCCTGTACCGGACCAAGGTCCTGGGCGAGATCGTTGACGACGCGGCCGACTCCATCATCACCGTGGCCCAGACAAATCGCATGTTCGCCAACGCCTCCGCCCCGGCCTTCATCGACGCCGGGGCCCTGCAGGCCGGGATCGACGTTGCCCGCGGCGGGACCGATGACGCCGTGTTCTTTAGGTCCAAGGGGTTGCGGGTCACCGGCAGCAAGGTCATCCCTCCCCAGCGCGTGCCCGATAAGGCCAAGCTAGTCTTCATCGCCGACGAGTTCGAGCGTTTCATCGACCACGACAAGGCCTACCGGGTCAAGGTCGATGACACCGGCGTCGGCGGCGGCGTGACGGACATCCTCCAGGACCGCGGCTACGCAGTCGCTCCCGTCAACAACGGCGGCGAGCCCTCCCAGCCAGACCGCTACAACAACGTCGCGGCCGAGATGTGGTACGAGGTCGGCAAACTCGTTCATGAGATCGCGTGCCCCGATCTCCCGCGCCTGGCCGGCGAGCTCACCGGGCGCAAGTCCGCGAGCCTGGACAGCAAGGGCCGGCTCCGGGTTGAGTCCAAGGACGACTACAAAAAGCGCAGCGGCGGCAAGTCGCCGGACATGGCGGATGCCTTTCTGCTTTGCTTCTACAACGGGGTTTCTAGAGAACCCCACATTTGGAGGGCGTGATGAAAAAGAAACTGACCCTGATTGGAATCATCCTGGCGATTGTGTCCCTGGCCTTCGCCCTGGATACGGTGGTGGTCAAGACCGACAGCTACAACGTGACCGGAGAGGACGACGGCAAGGTCATCGTTATGAATGCGGCCACGGCTAAGGTCGTGGCTCTTCCGGGGCTAGGGTCTACTCAGGTCGGCTACGTCCTCACCGTCATCAAGCAGGGGGCCGGGGCCGTTACGATCGACGTCGGGGCCGGGGTGGTGATCGCCGATTCCACGGCCGGGGCCTACATCCGCAACACCACGTCCGAGACCTACGCCGCGATCCGGATCATCTACAGCGCCGTCAATTACTGGAAGATCTTGGGAGCGCTCGGAACCTGGGCCACAGATGTTTCTACGTTCTCGACAGGAGTCACGCTTCCGGTCGCGATAGCCAACGGAGGGACAGGCGCCTCGACCAAAGCGGCGGCCCATGACGCCTTGTCGCCGATGTCGACACTGGGGGACATCGTCTATGGCGGAGCCTCAGGGACCGGCACTAGGTTGGCGGGTAATATCGCGGCGACCAATAAGTGGCTACGCCAAATCGGGACCGGTTCGGCCAGCGCGGCCCCGACTTGGGAAGCCATCACAGACGCCGACCTGCCGTCGACGATCAAGGGTTTCACCCTGAGCCCTCTGGCGACCGGTTTTAGCATCGCGGCCGGAACGACCCCCAAGACCCTGACCGTGAATGAGACCACGGCTCTGAACGGCGGGACGATCTATAAGCTGCCCGTGTTCTCGGCCGCCAACTCCATCGGCGAGCTTGCCGCTGTCGGCGCGACGGGCGAGTATTTGGCGGGCGCGACGGGGGCAATCCCTGTATGGGCTACGCTGAATCAGGCGGCTGTGGCGGGACTGACCACGGCGAGTAGCCCGACCTTTGCGGGGTTGACGATTACGGGAGCAAGCGGCGCGGTGTCTGCCTCTGCCGGCGTTCTGAGCGCCGGAACACTATCCGCTGGCAACGGCGGAACGGGTCAGTCCTCGTATACCATCGGTGACATCCTCTACGCCTCGGCCTCCGGAACGCTATCGAAACTGGCGGGCGGCACCGCCGGGTACGTCCTCACGGCTCAGGGTGCTGGCGTTGCCCCGGCCTACGCGGCCGCTCCGACGGCCCAGGTTGTCCCGCACGTTATCGGCGTCCAATGGAATCAGGCGACTGGCACTTGGACCTACATCGACCAGGACGCGGCGGCTCTGGCGATCACCCAGGCTCAGTTCGACCGCCATCCGGTCTGGGGTGGGATACGGCGCGTGAACCTCAACGCCGCCGGAACGGTTGTCGCGGCTATCGGGGATCAGGGCTTCGCGCTTGACGGGGCCAACGGCCGGGTCATGGTCGAGATTCCTAAGTTCTATGTCAAGACGAATTCTCCTTCGGCGAACGTCTATCAATGGTTCGTTTCCGACGTTCCGCTCCCCGGATACTACCTCCATCCAGCGTTCAAGCAAAGCAATGGCGGGGCGGTGACGCGGGCGGGTAATTACCTCTACATCGGGGCCTACGCGGCTGACCTGGACTACGACGGCGTGGGCGGTCATGTCGAGTTTAACAGCCGGACCGGGACCCAGCCCATGACCGGAACGGAAGCCATCTTCAGCGTCGCATTCACGGCTGGCGATAATGAGCCAGCCATCGGCGACTCGCTGGAAACCGCGACGGACAGCGGCTGGCTGGTCGTGGATTACGTCGTTGCAAGCGGGGCCTGGGCCACGAACGACGCCGCCGGGACGCTCTATCTGAGAAAGCCCAGCGACGCGGCTTGCGGGTTCACGAATACCGAGGCCATCACGAACACCACCCAGGCCAACGCGCTTGGAACGTCGGGAACACCATCGGCCTTGACCCTGACCCTCGCCAACGCCCGCACCTACGCCGGGAACATCGGCACGGGCTGGTGCGTCGAGAACATCTGGGAATGGTCCGCTGTCCGCCTGCTCATGTACATCGAGTACAAGGGCGCGGCGCTCGATACCGGGATTGGCCTGGGCGTAATCAATAAGGCCAGCGGGACCGGATTCGCCGGGGAACTGAACGGAGCGGCGTCGATCGACAGCAACCTTGCCGCGAACGGGACGGGGGTCGGGACCGGGACGAACGGCCTTGTCCCCGTAGCATGGCGCGGGATCGAGAACCCCTGGGGCAACGTCTGGCAGTGGGTCGAGGGCTGGAACACGGTGGACGGGACCGACACGGCGAACCAGGTCAAGTACAGGATCGCCAAGGCAGACGGGACAACGGCGTTCGCGGATTCGCTGGCCACCTATGACCAACTGGAGGCGACGCACACGGGACTGCCGGATGGATACGTGTCGAACGTCCACTTCGACGCCGGGTTCTCGCTGCTGTTCCTGCCGTCGGCGGTAGCCGGGGCGTCGGACACCTATCTCCGCGATTATTACTACGAACACAACACTGGGGGATCGGAGGCCCTGCTGGCCGGTGGCGTTTGGCGTAGCGGCGCGAATGCGGGCCCAGGCGATCTGAATTCGAATTATTCCGCGGGCGGTTCCGATCGCGATGTCGGCGCCCGCCTGAGTTTCCTCCGATAAGGCCGACAATGAAAATAAATGGCTTCGACCGCTTAGATCCGGGATTTTGTCCCGGTCTTCTTCGCGGTGGGAATAGGTCGAGAGGCATAGCGGTGCAAGCCCTGCTAGCCGGTGGCAATTGGAATAACAGCGCGAATGCAGGCCCAGGCTATCTGAATTCGAATAATTCCACGGGCAATTCCAATCGCAATATCGGCGCCCACCTGAGCTTCCAGCGGATCGGCAAGGAGTCCGTGGAGAGGAAACAGCCTCGGAACCTCACCCCCAAGGTGAAACAGTCAATCTTCAAGGCCGTGCTGGTAGGGACAACCGAACGCTCGGCCTCCATCCTTGCCCCGGCGGTGCCCCTGTGAAGCGCTACGGGAACCTTTTCCAGCGGATCTGCGCCATCGACAACCTCGCCCGCGCTCATGAGAACGCCCGCAAGGGCAAGACCCACTACTCGGCCGTCAAGATGATCGACGCCGATCCGGGCTTCTACCTTAGCGAGCTGCGTCTCATGCTACTGGCCAAGAAGTTCACGACCTCTCCCTATGTTCACTTCACGATCCACGAGCCCAAGGAGCGCGAGATCTCGCGGCTTCCGTACTTCCCGGACCGGATCGTCCATCACGCGGTCATGCAGATACTGGGTCCGATCTGGGATCGCCAGTTCATCCGCGACAGCTACGCGGCGATCCCGGGGCGCGGCATCCACGCCGGATCCTACCGACTTCGCCAATATCTTCGCCGCCCCGGCTCCGAGTACTGCCTCAAGATGGACATCAAGAAGTTTTACCCGAACGTTGACCACGGCGTTCTAATGTCCATGCTCGAGCGGAAGATCAAATGCCCCGACACGCTATGGCTGCTCGAGGACATCGTCCGCAGCGTTCCCGGCGGCAAGGGCCTACCCATCGGGAATTACCTTAGCCAGTATCTATCGAACATCTACCTGGACGGGTTCGACCACTGGATCAAAGAGACCATGCGGTGCCCCTTGTATATCCGATATTGCGACGATGCCGTCATCTTGGCCAAAGACAAGAAGTATCTTGGGTGGCTGCTTGAACGTATCAGGCTATACCTCGAGAACAGCCTCCGCCTCGAGCTCAACCGGAAGACGAGGATCTTCCCTGTCGGCTCGGGAGGCGTTGATTTCTTAGGCTACAAGACGTTCCGTGATCGCGCCCTTCTCCGGCCAGGTTCGCGGCGGCGCCTGGTCCAGAAGATGCGCCTGATCATGCGGCGGTGGCGGTCCATGCGCCCCATCACCATCGTCAATACGATCATGTCCTACGTCGGGTGGGCCGTCCACTGCGACGCCCGCGGTCTGTTGCGAAAGCACATCACCGGAAACCGCTCGATCATGGCCGCCTTCACCTGGGCAGTGGGCAGGCTGGGCCTCAAACGATCGCCGATGGCCAGGCTCGGCATCAAGTATCGGAACCTATTCGAAACAGCATAGGAGCATCACCATGGCAGAAATCACAAGCATCAGCAAGGCGCAGATCGTGGCGGACGTGGACGGCCTCGCCGTCCAGGTCACGGACATCACGGCCAAGATCAAGGCGGCCGAGGACGCTGTGCTCGCGGCCCAGGGCAACCTCGATCAACTGCGGATCGAGAAGTACCGTCTCGAAGGCGAACACCGGGCCATTGCCCGCATGAAGGCCAGCATGGACCCCGTGGCGGAAAAGGCGGTCATCTGACTATGCGCCTCATCAAGCCAGCCCTCCTCGCGCCGACGGCGATCCTGCTGTTCCCCCTGGTCTGCCTCATCGGGTGGGCCAAGGGGATAGCGGAGATGATGAGGGAGACCTGAGGACAGCCATCATGGGCATTATCGACCGCGCCCGCTTCGTCCTGTTCGGGGATATCCCCGGCCACCAGAAGGGGCGCGCCTCGGCCGTCGACAACCCCATCACCCGCGCCATCCTGATGAGCGTTGGAAAGCAGGCCATTTGGTCAAAACAAAACTTCGAGACCCTCTCCCGCGAGGGATACGAGAAGTGCATGGCCGCCTACGCCTGTGTGTCATTAATAGCGAACGCGGCCGGGGGCATCGAGTTCAAGGTGATCCAGGGCAAGAAGGACATTGAGGAGCACCCGGTCCTGGACCTTCTCCGCCGCCCCAACGCCTACGAGGGCAAGCGGGCATGGATGCGGAAGCGATTCTCGCAGCTGCTGTTGGCCGGGAACGCCTACACCCAGGCCATCCGGCCAACTAAGTCGCGGCCGCCAGCGGCCCTCTATCTCCCCATGCCGCAGCGGATGGCGGTCGACCCTGGTACCCCGCCCATTCTCGTCGGCGGCTACATCTACGAGGTCAATGGTCGCAAGACCAACCTCGATGCCGAGCTCGTTCTGCACAGCAAGCTCTTCCACCCCACGGATGATTGGTACGGGCTCTCGCCTCTTAGCGTGGCCAGCCGCGGCGTCGACATCTCCAACATGGCGGCCGAGTGGAACATGCGCCTGCTGCAGAACGACATGCGGCCGGCCGGAATCCTGTCCTCAGAGACCAGCCTTGGCGAGCCTACGCGCGAGCGAATGAAGACCGAGCTCAAGGAGTCCTACGGCGGCTATGAGAACGCCGGGACCCCGCTCGTCCTAGAGGGCGGTCTCAAGTGGCAGCAGTTGGGGATGTCATCCAAAGACCTGGACTGGCTCGGGGCCGTCGACCGCAATAAGCGCGAGATCGCCTCTGTCTACAACATCGCCCCGGAGCTCATCGGCGACTCTGCCAATAAAACATACTCCAACTTCCAAGAGGCCCGCCGCGCCCTCTACACAGAGACCGTGCTGCCGCTGATGGATGAGTACGTTGACGACCTCAACAGCTGGCTCTGCCCCATGTTCGAGGAAGGCCTCCGCCTGGTCGTTGACCGCGACAAGATTGAGGCCCTCCAAGAGGACCGGGAGAAGAAATTCACCTACATCAACGGCTGCCGGGTGATGAAGATCGACGAAAAGCGCCGCGCCCTAGGCCTGGATCCGATCGGGGAAAAGAACGGCGGAGAGATGATCCTGGTCTCGGCCGCAGATATCCCGCTGGAATTCGTGGCCGTGGATCCCGATCCTCCAGCCGAGACCGAGCCCGCCGCCGACCCGGATCCAGACGATAGCGAAGAGGGGCAGGACGAAGGTGCCAAAGCTGCGGGCAAGAAGCCTCGCCGGATGCTTCGCGACGCCCCCTCCCGCAAGTCCTGGTCCGCGCCAGAGCGCAAGGACGCGCTGTGGAAAAACTTTGCCCTCCGCGTCGAGACCAAGGAGCGGGGCCTGGTGGCAACGGCGCTCCGCTACCTCAAGGATCAGGCTCAGCGCGTCGCCAAGGCCAAGAACGTTGATATCCAGACTGAATCGCAGGCATTTGCCAAGGCGATCAGACCCTGGGCCATATGGTCAGCCATCCGAGCTGGTGCCTCTGGGGTCAGGGCTTCGAAAGGGGAGCTCCCGGATCTCGACGAGAAGGTCAATCTGTTCGAGCTCACGGCTGAGCAGATCAGGCACCTGGACGAAATGATCCTTCACTCGGGTACTAAGATCGCCGAAAGCACGATGGCCCTGGTCCGGGACATTCTCAAAATTGCAGAGTCTGAGACCTGGACAACTGAGGAGCTGGCGCAGGGGCTCAAAGATAAGCTCGAAGGGTTTGCGCAGTGGCGGTGCCGCACGATTGCCAGGACCGAGTCTGCGAAGGTTGAGAACTGGGGCCAGCTCGAAGGCTATAAGTCAACCGAGTTCGTGAACAAAAAGGGTTGGCTGTGCTCCCGGGTCCCCGAATCCCGGGAAGACCACGTCCAGGCCGATGGGCAAGAGGTCGGCATCGACGAGGCCTTTATCGTCGGAGGCGAACAGATGCAATACCCCGGAGACCCAGCCGGTGACGCCGGTAACGTTGTCAACTGCCTGTGCTCCCACTATCCGATTGTGGAGTGAAACATGGCCAAGAAGTACGAGAAAAAAGAGCTCGAAATCAAGTTCACGATGGGTGAGGGCGAGGGCGAGACCGGCTCGTTCTCTGGTTACCTGTCCATCTTTGGCGTCATCGACAGCTATGGAGACGTGGTCAAGAAGGGCGCGTTCAAGAAATCGATCAAGGACAAGAAGGAATTCCCCCTACTCTGGAGCCATGACATCTTCGAGCCCATCGGCGTTTTCACGGCCACCGAAGATGAGAAGGGCTTGCTGATCCAGGGCAAGCTGAATCTGGACGTGCAGCGGGCCAGGGAGCTGCGCTCCCTTATGGCCCAGGGCGCAGTCAAGGGTCTGTCCATCGGTTTTCGTGTCATCGACTCCAAGCCTATGGAACAAGACGGAGTCCAGATCCGCTTGCTTCGTGAGATCGACCTCTGGGAGGGCTCACCCTGCGTTTTCCAGGCCTGCCCAGAAGCCGAGGTCGACCAGGTCAAGGGTGCCATCTTTCTCCTGGACCGCGACGAGCGCGGAGAGGTCCAGGCTTACATCGAATCCCTTTCGGCACTTCTCGGGAAGGTGGAGCCGCCCGCGGGCACTCCCAAGGCAAGCCCTCCCCAGGAGCCGCCGCCGGATAGCGACCTCGCTCCGTATTACGAGGCCGCGAAGTCCGCCATCCAAGAGATGCGCGGGCCATCCCAAGTGCAGGAGTCAACATGACCCCCGAAGAGCTGAAACAGCAACTCATCGAGGCGCAGAACCAGGCTCTCTCCGAGTACCGGAGACAGAACGAGGCCCTCCTCAGCGGCAAGCTCGGCCCGGCCGAGATGAAGGCGTATGAGGACAAGATCAACGTCCGCCTGGACGAGCTCGGCAAGGCCATCGCCAAGCTCAGCGCGCCCGCCGCCCCCGCCACCACCCCCGACCTGAAGGCCGAGACCAAGGCCTGGTTCGACGGCTTCCGCAAGAAGCTCCTGGGCCAGCCCATGACCGAGGTCGAGACCAAGACCATGACAGTCGGCGATCCGACCACCGGCGGCTACCTGGCCCCGGTCGAGTTCGTCAACGAGCTGCTCAAGGACGAGGTTCTGTACTCGCCCATCCGCAGCCTGGCCCGCGTCCGCACCACCTCCAACCGGTCGGTGCAGCAGCCCAAGAAGACTTCCGACGCCTCGGCGTCGTGGGTCACCGAGATCGGTACCCGCGCCGAGACCACCAACCCGAAGATCGGGCTGGAGGAGATCCCGACGCATGAGATGTTCGCCCTGGCCAAGATCAGCAAGCAGGACCTCGAGGATACCGCGTTCGATCTTCAGGGCTTCCTCCGCGAGGAGTTCGCCGAGCAGTTCGGCGTGCTCGAGGGCACGGCCTTCATCAGCGGCAACGCCGTTGGCAAGCCCGAGGGCATCCTCTCCAACTCCTCCGTCACCGGCTTCACCGGCGTCACCACGTCCGCCAAGGTCGTGGCCGACGACCTCATCAATCTGCTCTACAGCCTGAGCGAGACCGACGCCAGGGGCGCCACCTTCATCTGGCGCCGGGCCGTCACCCTGGCCATCAGCCTGTTGAAGAACTCCACCACCAACGAGTACCTGTGGAAGCCGGGCTTCCAGGTGCAGGGGGTTCCCAACCTGCTGGGCTGCCCCTGGGTCGAGTGCCCGGACATGCCCGCCGAGGGCTCCTCGGCCAAGGCCGTCGCCGTCGGCAACTTCCGCCGGGGATACGTGATCGTCGACCGCCTGGCGATCGAGATCATGGTCGACCCCTACACCAGCAAGTCGACCGGCTGCATCGAGATCAGCGCTCGCAAGCGCGTCGGTGGCCAGGTCGTCATGCCCTCGGCCATCAAGGTCTACACCCTGAAGGCCTAAGGAGACCAACATGAACAAGGACCTGTACCCCTACATCAGCTTCGAGGGCGCCAAGCTCTACACCGCGGCTCATGACGGCGACAACATAGTCGACATGGCCGGCTACGAGGAGGCGCTCGTCCTGGTCGCTGCCGAGACCCTGACCGATGGCGGCTTCGTCTTCGAGCTCAAGGAAGGCGATAACTCCGCCCTGTCCGATGCCGCGGCCGTGGCCGATGCCGACCTCGTCGGCGGCGGCCCCACGGCCGGCGACAAAGAGCCGACCTTCGCCGCCACCGAGGACGATACGCCCAAGTGGTTCTACTACAAGGGCGGGAAGCGCTACCTGCGCCTCGACCTCAAGACCGTCACTGGCACCCCCAGCACCGGCGGCTCGTTCATGGGCCTTATCATCCCGATGAAGGCTCGGCACATGCCGACCGTCTGAGCCTGGGCTGGAACATGCTCACCAGCGGGCGGGTGGTTCGGAGGATATCCGGCCACCCGTCCGCTTCCAAGTCCTGGGAAACGCTCGAGCACAAGACACAGCAGGAGCCAGCCATGAAGATCGTGCCCACGCGAGACCTGACCATCTACGTCGACGGCATTCACCCCCAGATCTTCGAGGCCTGGAGGGAGGTCGAGATGCCCGAGCGAATTGCCGGGGTCCTTCTGGGCGATGGACGGGCCCAGCCGGCCGAGGCCTTCAAATCCGTTCCCGAGGCCCCCGAGAACAAGATGGAGGCCCCCGGCGAGGACAAGGCGAGGATCCAGGAGACAGGACCCAAAAAGCCTACCCAGACCCGGGCCCGGAAGCGAGCGCAGCTAAAAGGCTAAGGCATGAGCGACATCATCACCCTGGCGGAACTTAAGGCTCGCCTGAGCGAGGCATCTACCACTCTCGACACGATATTCTCGACCTACATCTCCGACGTGTCGGAGGCGGTGCAGAAGTATCTTGGGACGCCGCTTATTACTCCGTCAGCTGCCGTGACCGTCCTCCTCGATGGCAAAGACCGGCAGACGCTTTGGCTCCCGAACTGGCCGGTCCTGGCGACTCCGGCCCTGGTGGTATTGGAAGACGATGTCGCACTTACCGAGGGCAACGACATGGACTTCGTCGCCTACACCGAAGACGGACGCCTGGTCCGCGTTGACAGGGGATGGGCCGCGGGGCTGCAGAACATCAGCGTCACCTACAAGTACGGCTACGCTGTCGCGGACATCCCGAAGCCGCTCAAGACAGTCTGCTATCGAGAGATCGGGAGGATGTGGAACGAGCTCAAGACCAAGAGCTATGACGAGATCAGCCGCTCCTTCGAGAACGGTTCGATCAGCGTCTTCGACTCCGGTCAGTTCATGAAGGCCTCCATCGAGGCCATGCGTCCCTACACGAGGCGCTGCCTATGAGCGATTCCGTGAAGGTCGACGTCTCGCGGGCACAGCTCAAGGTCGTCCGCGTTATTGACGGCCTGGATCCCGTAGCCAGGAAGAGGCTTTCGACCTTCGGCGCCATGACCGTCTTGAAAGCCAAGCGAAACGCCAGCGGCGGAATCGTCGGGAAATACAAGAACGGCCGCAAGTCCGGACAGCTGCACCGGAACATATCCTTCAGGCTCGCGAAGACAGATGGCGGCGTCAGCGGGGTCGCCATCGGCACGGGCCCGGAGGTAGGCGGCAAGGAAGAGGTCAAGTACGCCTCGATCCTGGAACACGGCGGGACGATCAAACCCAAGAACTCCAAGCTGCTGGCCATCCCATTGACCAGGGATGGGCTGCGGCCGCGCCAGTATTTCAATACGTTTTTCTTCCGCAGTGGAGGGAAGTTGTTCCTGGCCCAGAGCATCCTACGCTTCGCCAGCGGCAGCGGCAAGGGCAAGAACGCCGGGATGCGACTCCTATTCGTCCTTAAGAACAAGGTCACGATGCCGGCGTTCCATTGGCTATCCAGATCGATCGACCTCGAGCTTTTAGACGGGCTCTTGGACCCTGGGCTCATGGTCGATGATCTCCTGGGCGGGATGAGGGAGGACTGACATGCCCAGCCCCGCCGACTGCCTCCGCCTCACCGTCAGGGACAGGGTCATCACCGTTCTTCAGGCGATCACGGCGGGGTCCACCTACAACATCACCCCGGCCGAGGTTCTTTCGGTCTGGGTCGAGCTGGAACAAACCAAGGGCGATACCTACTGCGTCTTCCCCAACGAAGACGGTCAGATCGAGGAGAGCGGGGCCAATGACGAGTACGAGGGGGACTTTTTCCTCGTCGTCATGGGCCGCGTCTTCGATAACGTCGACCCCGGCCGTAAGCTCTTCCAGGCTACGGCGGACATCATGCTGGCCATCAATACGGATTCGAAATCCGGGGCCTCGGGAAGCCTGGGCGTTCTCGTCGATCGCACTTTTTTCCCGGAGTTCCCGGACACCGATTCCGGGTACATGAGCACTCACGGATTCGCGGAGTTCGCGCTCCGAGTCGGATTCCGAATCCACGGCGATTATGGCGAGCTCTAAGGAGGCCAAATATGGCGAAAGAAATCAAAGCGATCGAGTGGACGGGGGATGACCAGTTCTCCCCAGACTACGGCCGGCTGCAGCGCGGCGACGTGATCATCCTGAGTGAACGCGGGATCCCGCAGCGGGTGGCCGAGACCTGGATCCGGGACGGCTGGGCCGTCGAGCAGAAGCAGATGAAGCAGGCCGAAAAGGCCAAGGAGGCTTAACATGGGCGATATCGAACGCAGGCTCAACAAGACCGCATTCAAGAAGGGCGTGACCTGGGGCACGGAGGTCGACGTCAACGTCGCCGGGACGGGGCTGCTGGCGCTCAACGCGGGCGCCCCCAAGCTCTCGATGTCCGGCATCGAGGAGGAGTCAGCCGCCTCCGCGAACGAGACGGACCTGGACTTCGCCGAGGTCAACGCCTCGGATTTCAGCTGCGATGTCGACTACCGCTACAACGGCATCGAGAACATTCTCCTGGCCATGCTCATGGGCACGGCTGGGACCCCGGCGCAGCAGGGGGCCACGACCGCCTATTTGCACACGCTCCAGATGGCCAACAGCCGGGCCGGCCTGTTCGGCACCTACGCCACCGAGAAGCTGGGCAAGATTCATGTCGTGCCCTCGCTCAAGGTGATGAAGTACACGCTGTCTCTGAATAAGGGGCTGCTCAAGGCCAGCTTCGGCGTCCGCGGAGACCGCGTCATCGACAACAGCTCGGTCATCACGGCCATGTCCTCGGTCACCTACCCGGACAAGCACAACCGGGCCCGGTTCTACCAGGGCGTCTGGCGGATGAACGCCCAGAGCGGGGCCGCGCTGGCGACGGGGGACATCATCAAGCCGAAGTCGTTCCAGCTGGAGATCGATGTCCCGATGGACAGCGAGCGCGAGAATGGTCGCTACATCGTCGAGCCCAGGGAGAACGGCAAGCCCAAGGTCAAGCTGACCTTGGAGTTCCCGCGCATGGACACGGTCAACGACGACTACTTCTCGGAATGGATGGCCGAGACCGAGAAGAAGCTGGACCTGACCTTAACCGGCGCCCTTATCGCCTCGACCTACTATTACGGGAAGATCTTCCAGTTCCCGCGGCTGAAGATCGAGGACGTGGAGTACGCGGATTCCAACGTCATCCCCGCGAAGCTCGTTCTGCGCGGCCTCGAGGCGGACGCGGCCCCGACCGGCATGACCGGGATCACCAAGCCCGTTCAGATCGGCATCATGAACACCAGGACGACCGACCTGCTGGCCTGATCATGGGAAATCTGAAAGCCGACTTCAAGCCCCTCACGGACTGGGTCGAGATCAAGCTCGATCTCAGCCCCGAGGTCATGGACCCGCCGACGCTCAAGGTAAAGCTGGGACCGTCCTCGATGGATGAGCTGCAGGACCTGATCAACCCCTCAGGGCCGAACAAGATCTCCGGGATGCTGCGCCAGGTCATCTCTGACGCGATCGTCGAGTGGGATCTGACCCTGAACGGGGAAGCCGTTCCCTGCACGGGTGAGAACAAGAGGAAGTATCTCCGGCACCTTGTCGGGCAGCGCGTCCTCGAGGTGAACGGGCAGCCTCTCCGGAAGGACATCGATGGGATCGGCACCCTCCTGGGAGGCCAGATCCTGGAGATCTCGGGCGATCCGAAGAGCTTCCTAAAAAACTGATCGCCTACCTGGAGCTGTACAGCGAGCGGCACGCTGAGATCCTCAAGCCCGGGGATCACCAGCACCAGGTAGGGGAGCAAGGCCGGGAGGACTGCATGAACTGCATTCTTGCCGGGAAGGCCAGGAACATGAGCCGATTCGAAGTCCAGTGCTTCAACTGGTACTGCGACAACGTCACCGACTTCACGCGCGAAGCCGGTCTGGTCGGCGACCTGGTTCGTGATCTTGAGCTTGCCGGGATCGTCAAGAAGCTCTTTCTCCAGGCGATGAACAGGATCAAGGCGGCTTTCTCCAACATCGAGGCGGATATCGCGCGTCGACAGATGGACCAGGCTCGAAAGGCTTACTGATGGCCGACATTAAGTTCCTCGTCTCGATCGACACTAAGGCGGGCACCGCCTCCCTGAAAGAGTTCGAGGGGGCTGTCGACGGGTTGGGGAAGACTGGAAGCCGGGCGGGCAGCCAGTTTCAAGACGGCCTGATCGCAAAGATCGCGGCCGGCGTCACCATCGCGAACCTAGCGACGAAGGCCTGGCACGGGTTCGTCGGGATCGGGAATGAGGCCGTGCAAGGAGCTATGGCCCAGGAGCAGGCCGACGCCGACCTGACGGCAGCTCTTGAGCTGACGGGCCGAACCGTCAAGGCCAACCGAGACCATTACCTGGCCTTTGCCCAAGCCCAGCAACTGGTTACGAAATACCAGGATGAGGAAATCGAGAGGTCCCAAGCCCTGCTCCTGCAGGTGACCAACCTCGATCAAAAGGGAATCGACCGGGCCATGAAGGGGGCGATGGGCCTCGCCTCCGTTATGGGGATGGACCTGTACAGCGCGACGATGGCCGTGACCAAGGGCATGGAGGGCAACTACCAAGCTCTCGGCCGGGTCGGGCTCAAGGTCGATGAGAACCTGTCCGCGGAGCAGAAGCAGGCTTCCCTCCTCTCCCAGCTCGAGGCGCTCTATGGCCGATCGACTGCCGAGATCAACACCTACGGCGGAGGCGTCAATCAACTCAAGAAGTCCTGGAGCGAGGCGCTTGAAACATTAGGAACGGCGGTCACGAAGAACGAAGGGATCCAGAAGATCGTTAAAGACGTCACCAAGGTCCTCCAGGATTTCGTGGCCGATGGGACGGCCGAGGAGTGGGCCGAGAAAGTCAGCCGAGCTCTGGATACGATCGTCCGTTCCGTGACCATGCTTCGGACGATGGCCAAGGGGCCGACGGGCTGGGGCCAAGCGATCGCCGACGAGCTGGTCCCGCTCGATCAGGCGTCCCAGGATATGGCCGATCGGAACAAGCAGCGCGTCCGGGAGTTCCGGGATTCGCTCGAAAACTTCCACCCGACGATGGCCACGCTTCGGGATGAAATCGAGAAAGGGGAAGCCAGCTGGTCTGCCTACACGACCCGTCTCTCCGCTGCGGACAAGGCTTTCACCCAAAGCAAGGGACCGATCACCGATTGGATCAAGGGTGTCCTGGGGATCAAAGAAGCGACCAACGAGACGGGGAATGAGGTTAAGGAGAAATCCCAGGAGATCGCCAAGTTCATCCGCGACATGAACAAAGATGTCGCGGCCAGCACGAAGGCCCAGTTCGACGCCTCCCGCGAAGCCGCAAGAGCTGAGTACAGGGACCGGCTCGATACCGTCAACAAGATGAAGGGGACTGAGGCCGAGCATGCTTCCGCCCGGGCGGCCGCGGCTTCTGCGCTCTCGGCCAAGCTAAAGAAGATCGATCTTGACGAAGCTGAGGCCATAGAGAAGATCAGGGCGGATCTGACCAACAAGATTGCGGCCGGATACGAGGACCAGTACCAGGCCGCCAGGATCGCGGCAGACAATGAGTACCGCGAATCGGAAGCCAATATTGCCAAGACCGTGAAGGCCGGCGAGGAGCGGGATCAGCTGCTGATCTTGTCGGCCCAGGCCAGGGCCGCGGCGATGGCCAACATCGATCGCGAGGAGGCCGCTCATCGAGGCGATCTTCAGAAAAAGATCGCCGACGGAGCGAAGGCCTACGACGAAGAGCGGAAGAACGTCTACAAAGCCTATGTCTCGGCCGCGAGCGAGGCCCAAAACGCTCTCGCCATGATCGGGAAGAAGGGCTTCGCGGCGGAGCTGCTGCAGCTGCGCCAGGAGAAGGCGGCCAAGATCCAGGCCATCAAAGACGACGAGAAGATGGCCGGCAACCATAAGGCCGAGCTGATCGAGATCTGGGAAGGCTACTACAAGAAAGCCGAAAAACAGGCCAAGCAGGCCAAGATCGTCGAATACGCGAGCATGGCCTTCGACGCCATCGCCCAAGTCGCAACGGCGGCGCTTTCGAGCGTGGCCCAGAAGTGGCAGCAGTTCTACGAAAATCAGCTTGCCCTCACCGAAAAGGAATATGAGGGCAAGAACAACGCCCTGGACGACTGGTACGAGCAGCAGAAAGAAGCGATCGAGAACAGCGTCTCGACGGAAGAGGAGAAGCAGGCCGCCCTCGAGGCTCTCGACAAGGAATACGCTCAGAAGCAGGAGGCGCTCCAGAAAGAGCAGGAGGCCAAAGAGTGGGGCCTGAAGAAGAAGGCCTTCGAGGCCCAGAAGAAGGTCGACATCGAGACGGCCTATATCACGATGGCCAGCTCGATTCTCTCCGCTCTGGCGACGAAGCCGTTCCTCGTCGGCCTGGCGATGGCGGCCCTTGCCGGCACCCTGGGCATGATCCAGATCAACGCCATCAAGCAGAGGTCTTTCCCCCTGGCCGGGGGGGCGATTTTCAGAGAGCCGACCCAGTTCGTCACAGCAGGGGGTCGGTCGTTCGAGACCGGAGACGACGGCGTCGAGATCATGCAGACCGAGAAGATGCTGCGCCGGATCGTCCGGGAAGAGACGGGCGGAAGGTCCGGAGCAAAGATTATCCACGTGCACAACTATATGGGCGGAAAAAAGGTCGACGAGTACATCATCAAGGTCGCCAACGACGGCTTCCAGACCGGGCAGATTCGGACCTACTACCGGAACATGAATTGAGGCGGCTATGACCAAGGCCAGAATCGCTTACGATAACTTCCTCCGGGACGCTACCATCCTGGCCGTCTCCTCCGAGGATCCTCAGTTCCCGGCCGAGTACACACAGGACGACAACATCGCCGAGATGGTCTTCCGGTCTCTTTCCTGCGCCTCGGCCGTGACTGTCGATTACGACCTGGAATCAGCGAAGACCTACAACTACGTGATCCTCCTGGGCCACCGGTGTACGAGTGGGGCGACGATCAAGGTCATCGGCGCCGATGACTCCGCCTTCTCCTCCGGTGTGGTCGAGGATACCCTGACCTACAACGGGAACAATATCCGCCAGTACCTGAGCACGGCCCGGACCAAGAGGTACATCCGGATCTCTGTCACCGATACCTCCAATCCGGACGGCTTCATCCAGTTCAGCGTCCCGGGGCTGTTCTTCTACTGGCAGCCGGAGCGCTCCTTCGGCCCTCGATCTCATGGCGTGATTGACGGCTCGGAGGTAAACCAGACCCCCAGCGGGGCCGTCTTTTCGGTCCGCTCCGAGCCCAAGCCGGGCGGCATGACCCTGACCTTCAAGGGCGGATCGGGCACCGATTGGTCCGGATTCATGGCCATGTTCGCCAAGGTCGGCGTCGAGCGGGCCTTCGATCTCTGCATGGATTACAACAGCCCCAACTCCTACGGCTACTGGGTCATCCTGACCGGCCTGCAGTACCCGGACCAGGGCGGGCACTACGACTATTGGACCGTCACAATGGACCTTAAGGAGCATGCCTGATGGCTGTGCTTCTGACGCCCACCCTGGCCGTCTCGATCACATCCCCCACGGCGGCCAGGCTCACGATCGGGAATGTCGGCGTTGGAACCGTCAACATCGAGATCGAGCGCAAGGCGGCTGGCGGGTCGTTCGCCTTGGTGGAGACAATCGGCGGATCCGGAACCGTCCTCTGGGATGACAACAGCCTGGTCGACGGAACGGCCTGGACATGGCGGGTAAGGCTGACTGACGGGGCCGGGAGCTATGGTTCCTACAGCTCCGAGGAGAGCGGAACGACTCTGCTGCCTGCGGCCGATGGGCTCTATACCGTAGGCTCCCCGACCTCCGTCGATCTCCATTGGACCCGCAGGGCCCAGAACAACACCGGAGTGAAGATCTGGCGGACCGGCGCAGGGGGGGCCACGTTCGGCTTGCTCTATACCGGGACGACGCCCTCGGAAGTGTCCTATACGGACAACACCGTATCCCCTGGCCAGACCTATAAATACTATGTCGAGACTTATAACTCCCTGACCTCAGCCGACAGTTCCGAGGTAAGCGTCTTCACGGCGGACCCTCCGAATGCTCCCACCCTGACCGCCCTGATGGCCCTGGGGACGACATCCCTCCGGGGGGTGATCCAGGACAACTCCGACAACGAGGAAGGCTTCACCTGGGAGTGGGGGACGGACGGGGTGACCTTCGGATCGTCCGGAACGACAGGCCCGAACATCACCACGTTCGACATGACGGGGTTGACCTCGAATCAGCGCTACTACGTCCGGGTCATGGCTACGAATGCCAGCGGATCAAGCGCGTACTCGAATGTGCTCTCCCTCTCGACTCTGGCGGCCGTGGCGCCGCCCCGGCTGGCGGTTACTCCCTGGGGATCCGGTCGGATCGAATGTGTCCTGACGGACTGCTCGGAGCTGGAGACCGATCACAGGATCGAGCGGCGGGTGAAAGATGCCTACGCCTACACAGCCGACCTTTCGGGCGGAATGACGTTTTCATCCGATTCCGAGTACTCCGGATCCCATCTCGATGACAACGCCTTCGACAATAGCGCCGCGACGGGCTGGGCCAGCCTGGATGTCGCTATGCCCCATTGGATTAGCGTGGACTTTGGGTCTGGCGTAACGAAGACGATCCGGAAGCTGACGCTGCATCCGCCCGAATACGGATTGGGGGCGAGGGTCAAGGATTTTACCTTGGACGCATCGGCCGACGGATCGTCATGGACAACGATTTATACTGGCCAGTGCTCGGATAGCGCCACAGCGCAGACCTTCCTTTTTGCCAATGCCCTCGCTAGGAGATACTGGCGCGTCACCGTCACCTCAAGCTGGGACACGGGCTCGCCGAATATCGCCCACATTCTTGAAATCGAGATGATGGAATACTCCTTGACCGATTACGTTGAGATTGCCACCCTCGAGCCGAACAGGGAGTTCTACCCCGACACCGGGCTCACGGCCGGGGTCACCTACGAATATCGCGCCCGGGCCCGGCAAGCCGGCTCCCCGGACGTCTACTCGGCTTATTCCGATGTCGTCTCTGCGACGGTCCTCTCCGCTCCGGACGCTCCAACAAGCCCGGCCGTTTCCGAGTACCAGGACACCTTCGCCCGGCTGACCTGGACGAAGAGCGCAAGCGGGAACGAGGCCGGCTATGAGATCTACAAGGCCCTCTCCGGCGGCGCCTTCTCCCTCTACAGGACGGTCGGGGCGGGGATCGAGGACTGCAGGATCTCGGGGCTGGCGGCTTCCACGGCCTATGAGTTCAAGGTCCGGGCTATCAACGCGGCCGGGAATTCGGCCTACACCAGTACCGTCTCCCTTACGACCAGGTCGTCCTACGTCCGGAGCAAATTCGAGAAGCTCCAGCTGCAGACCAAGCCGGCCGACTGGTTGGACTTGATCGAGATCAATCCCACGATCACCCTTGCCGGATGGGCTCTTTCTTCCGGCAAAACCTATACCTACCAGATCGCCCTTTCTGAGCCGGTCGGGATCCTGATTGAGGGCGTCACGGAAAACGGCGAGGATCTGGATCTCAAGGCTTCGATTGCCGAGGTGGAAGCCGCGGCCGGGTCTTTCTACTTCGACTATGCCAGCCAGACGATCTACGTCCACCCATCTGGTTCGGATGACCCGGCCGATTACTATTACCTGGGATCTTTCTGGATGCGGTTCACGACTGGGGACACCCGTCAGGCGGCCAGCCGGCAGCCGGTGGTCCTCAACGGGAAACACTATATCCCGCTCGTCCCGTCCGATGGGATCCCAGATATCACCCAGACTATCCAGCCCCAGTATCAAGGCGATTATAAACCCGCCCATGGATCCGTCTCGCTGATCAACGGCATCTCGAAGGCCTGGGGGAATGTCGGGTTCTTCGACAAGCTGAGCGCCAGGTACAATTGGAAGGGCCGCCGGGTCCTGGCCTTGGGCGGGAGAATAGGATGGTCCTATCAGGATTTCTATCCGTTCTCCGGCGGAGTCGTAACGTCGACCAATTGGGGTGATGCCCGTTTCACGCTGACGCTGCGGGACATTCGGGAGCTCATGGGGAGAGATCTCCCGCGCTACGATTACTGGGAAAGCGACTTCCCCAACCTCGACACCAATTCCAGGGGCAAGCCGCGGCCGCTGTTTTATGGGGACATTGTCGGCTACTCGCCGGTCTGCATCGACACGGTCAACAGAGTCTTTGAGCTCAACAACGGCCGGATCTCCGGCAGCAGGACGATCAATGTCTACCAGAACGACGTTGCCCTGACCTCGGGCACCGATTGCTACATCGACTACCAGAGGGGGCGGATCACTCTCTCCCGCAGCCTGACCTATGAATCGACAGACAAGATCACGGCGGATTTCACGGGGCGTCCCGATGATCTTGATGCTCCTATCGAGCTCGGGCCTATGATCCTGCTCGATCTGCTGCGGCAGGAGATCGGCCTGGCTTTGGCGGACATCGATCTGGATTCGTTCTATGAGGCGGCCGAGACGGCCACGACAGCCTTGGTCCTGCCGATCAGCAAGGTCCGGTCGCTGGACTCCTGCAACGAGCTCATCGAGAAGAGCTGCATGGGATGGCTTGTGCAGGACAACAAGGGCCGCCTGGCCTTCCGCCTGCAGCAGACATCGGCTCCGAGCGGTATCCTCTACATCCCCAACGCCAGGATCAAGGACGGCTTCGCCTCGGACGATCCCGAGGACAACACCTATGCCGGAATCGATGTCGGTTATGCCGAAGGATTTGATGGGACCTATCAGACCGTCAGGATCTACAACAACGTGGCCAGGTGGCGGGACGGAGCTCAGGACATCCTGACCATCAACACCCTGGTTCCGACCGAAGCCGCGGCCAACGCTTTGGGCACGTCGATGGCGGCGGCCCTCGGGCGCAGGATCGTAAGCTTCGAAGTCGACCGCTGCCTGTACACCGCAACGCCGGGAGACCTTGTCTATCTCTCGCGGACCCGTTACCCATCAGCCACAGGGGTAGCCGCTAACGTGCTGTGCCGGGTCATGAGCCTGACGAAGTCCAGGTCGACGGGATCCACCTCGGGGACTCTGTGGGAGGTCGCATAATGGCCGGGAACGAAAAAGAGGTAGCTAGCAGCGCCGCCCTCGAGGACCATCTCCGGCAGAATCCTAAGGACGCCCACAAGATCTGGGAGATGGTAAAAGCCTACGTCGACGCGAAGTTCTCCCGTTACGTAGCGATGGCCAGCCCTGTTGACTTGGCCGGGTCGATGACCTGGAACGACTCCGCTTGGCACGATCTGAGTCTCGCGTCCTATGTGCCGTCGACGGTGTTCAAGATCCGAGTACAGATTGTGGCGACGGACGATGGTGTCAGCCGAGATATCCGGCTGCGCCCGAACGGATCCTCTTTGAGCAACGGCGAGGAACGGTCGATCTGGGAAGTCGTGGATGCGGCCGACAACAACATGCAGGCTCGGCAGCTGACCGATCATCTGGAGAGCTCGATGGTCGATCAGACCGTGGAGTACTACGCCGGGAAGAGCGGCGGGACCGTGGCGGTTTACCTGATCGGGTATTGGAAGCTCGGATTATAAGAAGCCCATTATGAACAAGTCCTCCCGCAATATCGTCCGCTTCGCAGCGGTGTTGCTGATCCTGGCATTTGCCTTCGGCTGCCCGACGCCGACGCCGAGTACGACCCCGAGCACGCCAACGACGCCGGCGGAGCCGGAGCCTGCCTTCGAGGTCTGCGTCGAGATCCTGGATCTCCCGGTTGCCGAGGGCGACTGGAAGGCGGCGCTCTTGGCCATCTACGGCGCCGGCGGGAAGCGAGTCCGCTTCATTGCCGATACTCAATGGAACTGGACCGGGACGCAGCCTTATGAGTACGCGGCCTACGATGAGGCCACGGCCGAGAAGATCCGCTGGAAGGATCCGAGCGATCCCAAGACGATCGTCAACCGCGGCGGGATAATGACCCTGGTCCGGGAGTCAGGGGCGGAGTTCCCTCTATACGACTACACGCGCCCGCGCGCGGCCTATTGGGCGCACCTGCGGGAGATACTGGACTTCTGCCGGCAGATCGGCATGGGGGTTCACGTCGTAATCCTGGACTACTGTACGCTCAAGACCGGCGGAGATGGGAAGTATTTCAGTCCCTGGTACTGCGCCGTGCAGAGGATGCTCCCCGGGATCCAGAACGGTACCTGGGGCGAGCAGATGAAGCCCTGGATTGCCCTCTACTACCAGGCGGTCATCGTCCAGGTCAAGGAAAGCCGTGTCGATTACCTGATCGAAGATATGAACGAGGGCGACGCCCTGGGCTGGGACGACGCCTTCATGCTGGCCTGGTTCACCTGGTCGAACCAGACGCTGAGGGCCCTGGGGATCCCCCAGGAGAAGATCGTCACTTCCGCCGGGCGGAACATCCAGGCCCTGGCCGAGCTCTGCGGTTGGGTCAGCGTCCACGGAGTTGGCACCGCGGCCGGGATCCGGGAGTATAACGGGATCCCCGAGGCCAAGACGATCTGGTCCTCGGACGGGTACTGGGGCGGATCCGGAGGTTGCGATGCCAAGGGGCGTTGCGGGGTCGGGGCCACGGCTGCCGGCGAGATCGGGGCGGCCGTAGTCGCCGGCGGCGGGAAGAAGTACTCGATCCTGGTCCGGGAGATCTACGCCCGCAACAATGACCGGGCAGACCTGAGCCTGCTCGACACGGCGCCGATTGCGGCTCTGGCGAAGATGGCCAAGCAATAATATCAGTTTGCGGATTTGCGCAAGTCGCGGGCGACGATAACTTGACGGGCCATGAGCGTGATGGACCGCTTACAATTCCGTCACCGAATCCCGCCCAAATAGCCCATCATGCGCAAATAGCCAGCCTGTTGGACGGGGGATAAGGTATGCCGAAGAGGGGACTCGAAGCCCTCGCCGCCTGTTGCGGTTCTGCTATACCGCGCCTGAAGATTCGTCAGGGTAGCCGGGAAGCGCCGCTGACAATATCGTTGACGCGGCCTTGATTTCGGCCAGCCGGGGATGGCTGTATCGGGCCGTCGTTTTTAGGTCGGAATGGCTGACCAGGGCCTGCGCCGCCGTGGCCCCAAGCCGGCCCGAGGCCTCGGTGACGAAGGTATGGCGCAGGACGTGGAAGCCGAAGGCGGGGACCTTAGACAACTCCCGGATCCTGAGCACGGCCAGTCGGACGCTGTCGGGATGGCGGCTCTGGAGGGGGAAGACGTAGCCTTCGCTGCGGCCGCCGCGGTTTCGCTCGACAGCCGAGGCGGCCACGGCGTTGAGGGGGATCGTCTTGACCACGGCCGCGGCCCGGCGGTTCGAGCGCCGCCTGCTCTTGGTCTTCTGAATCGGGATGAAGGCCGCGCCGTCCCTGATCCACTCCAGCCGCAGCTCCAGGATCTCGCTCAGGCGCGCGCCCGTGTGCAGGGCGAAGACAACCATATCCAGGATCGGCCGCCAGTTCGGGGCGCGTGGGGTCTTCGCGGCCACGGCCGCGGCGTCTATCACCCGCCGCAGCTCATCGGCCGTCAGCGCCGTCCTGGTCGCCCCCTCCTGGTAGGGGAGGTAGTGTTGCGTCGGCGATTCCCGGGCGTAGCCGTCGGCGATGGCCAGGCGGTAGAGGCTGCGCACGATCTCGAAGTAGCGGTTGCAAGTCGTCTCGCCGACGCCGCGATCCCGAAGCAGGTGCCGCTCCAGCCTAGCCACGTCCTCGCGCCCGATCTGCCGCAGCTCCCGCGTTCCCCACAGGGCCTTGACGACTTCAAGGCGGCGGCTCTGCTTCTCCAGCTCGGCCGGGCTGACCCTGGTCGCCTGGGCCCTGAGAAAGCGAGGGCAAAAGGCGTTGAAGCTCATGCTGGCCTGGCGCTGGTAGGGGAGGCCGAGGTGCTGGGCCGTGACGCGGAGGTCCATCTCCCGCACGGCATCGGACAGCAGCTGCTCCTGGCCGGCGCGGATGTGGAGGCTCAGGTCATAGACGCGGCCGTCCATCATCCGGCGGAAGCGCCAGATGCGCCCGCGCTTGTACACGGTCATGACGGGCTGGCCACCTGGGCGATAAGCCGTCCGGTCTCGGGGTCTCTCTTGGCCTCGATCAACGCCCCGCAGGATTTACAGGTGGCGTGGTAGAGTTCGGGCTCCCTGGGGTCCCGGATCGAGTGGGGGATGATCTGCGCCCCGCAGACGGGGCAGGTGAGGATGAAGGCGGCGAAGATGGGGGTCATTTTATTGCATCTCTCCGGGATTCATATTTGCTCCAGTCTATTTCTTTTTCTCGCTCATTCAATAGCGTGACGAGATCCCTTATTCTGCCCTCTTCTTTAATGTCGGTTTTTGCTTCAATAATCAACATCCTTGACTTATCCAGGAGGCGATACGCGGTGGTCTTGCTGGCGACTACCAGGGCTTTATCGATATTGTTTCCAATCGAGCGCTTATAGAAGGAGTAAAGACTCTCATCGCGTCGGCCATCAAACTGCGCTCTAAAATCGTCGGCGGACGGTGATGTTCTAACATTGTGCTGAGTCTCTAAATTTTTCAACCTCTCAATTGCTTGGTTAATAGCATCAAACCGCGTGCGCATTGTTTGGAGCGTTTTAGTGGAGAGAGCTAGTTGGTAGCTGTGTTCGATGATCTGAAGCTCCCTCTTGGCCATAGTATCGAGGGCGCGCCTGACTTTGTCTCGTTGCCTCTGGCCGCGCTGGATCGCACGGAAAAACGATCTAATAAGCAAACCCATAGCCCCCCCCCAGAAAGGTTAGATTAAAGTTTATTCCAAACCCAGACAGCCCTTCCTCGGATCGGATTGTAGCCCAGGTTCTTCAAGCTGAGCGCCTTCGGAAAGCCGCGGGCGTCCTTGTTATCGGCCATTAGGATCAGGTGCTCGTCAGCGCGGAGGACTCGCTTGATCGTCATCCCCTCGTCGGGGATGTAAACAGCATAGATTGATCCGTCTCTGATCTCAGAGGAGTCTTCTAGGTCGAAGGCGACCAAGCCCTTGTCTCCAATCGCGGGCTCCATGGAATCGCCCTTGGCGTAGGCGCAGACGATCCGGGGGCGCTCGTGCTTCATCCGCTTGTCGGAGCCCTTGGGGAGTGCCTGGCGGTAGATGAGGGCGTAACTCTGGGTTTCTTCCTGTTCGATGATAAGGCCGGGGCCGAGGGAGCCGGTCGCGACGATCCGGATCGGGACGAATTCGTCCTTGAGCCTCATGCGCTCGAAGTCGAGCTTGGTCTTCTCGTCCGGGAAGGTCTCGATAATCGTGGGCTCTTTCTCGGCCTGGGCCTGGGGGATAAGAGGCCCGTCGGAGAAGAATTCGTAGGGCTGGACTTGAAGCCGTTGGGCGATCTTTAAAAGTTTCTCTATGGTGAAGTTGGCGCCGCCCTTCTCTATCTTCGTGATGTAGGAGACATCAGCCCCGAGAACGGAGGCGATTTCTTTCCGTTCAACCCCCCGGGCTTTTCTTAGAACCCGAATTCGCTCGCCGACGGCTCCCTTGTCCATGTGCGTACCAGTCATATTCTAGGCCGCAATCTCATATAAAGAAATATAAAAAAAGTGCTTGACAATCACTATCTCTGGATTTATAAAGTGACTGTGAGGCACTAATGGAAAACCTGAGAGAGCGACTTCAGGCCTATATGGGGGAGAAAGACCTATCCGTCCGGGAGGTCGCCGCCCTCCTCAATCGGCACCCCCTGACCATCTGGAAATTCCTCCGTGGGAAGACCGCTCCCCACGACCAGACCATCTACCAGATCAAGAAGCTGGTCCGAGGCCGGAGGGTTCAATGACCATCACCTCGACCGACAAAGCCGCGATGGGGCGCCTCGCCCACTTCGCCAAATACTTCGGCTACTGCGAGGAATGGGCCGAGGCCGACGGCCGCCCGGTCTACAGCATGGAGACCAGGCCCGAAGACCTCGCCTACATCATCGCCGACAACGTCTTCGCCGTCACCTTCACCCGCGAAGCAGACGGCCGATTCGTCTACCGCGAATTTGACGCCGCCGCCTGGGACGCCGAGGAAGAGCGGCTGTGTGAGATCGCTGTCGCAGCCGAGGACAAAGAGGCCGCCGAGGCCGAAGCCCAAGACGCCCGCGAAGCCGCCGGATACATCGAGGGGTCGGCAGTCGACCCGAGAGACTAGGAGGGGAGCATGACCACCGCACAGGCCAAGAGTCGCCGCGCCCGCGCCGAGCGCCAGATCGTCGCCGCAGGCCGCGCCTTCGCGTCCCGCAAGTCCGAGCGGATCGCCTACTGGAGAGGCCAGGTCCGGCTGTTCAACCTGGCCATCGCCGGGGCCGACGCCGCCGGGCGCAAGATGTTCCGCGCCCAGGTCGAGCGCGCCAAGGCCCGCCTCAACGAGTGGGCCAACAAGCGGCCTCCGGTGACGTACAGCGGCCGGGCCATCGACATCCTGACCGCGGCGGCCTGACCCATGTCTATGGGGGATCGGATCATGCGCCTGGGAGAAGTCGCCTACGAGCTGCACGTCAGCCGCCGCCAAGTCGATCGATTGATCGAGCGCGGCGTCATTCGCGCCTTCGCTATCGCCGGCATCCGCTACGTCTACGCCTACGACGTCGACCAGCTGATCAAGGACTCCATGCGGCGGCCGGTCGGGAGTGCTCAATGATTACCCCTGCCGCCGTCCCCGTGGCCCCGGTCGCGCCCAAGCCCGGCTCCGATCGCAGCAGGCGGCCGGTCCGCAAGCCCAGGCGCGTCACCATCCGCCGGCGGGATCAGAAGCAGCGCCCGCGCCCGGCCGTCGTCCACGCCCGTCCACAGTTCGCCGGTATCATCGTCGAAGATCCAAACATAGGTCATGTGGTCTTCTCCTTTTCTGCTTACCGCGAATATACGGGAGCCGCGTCTTGAACCTCAACCCAAACGATCGCGACGAATTAGGGGCCGGAATCCAGAGCCTTCTCTACGTCAACCTGATCGTCCACAAAAAGGCCTCGATCAAAGAGGTTGCCGACAAGATGGGGATTCAGCCGGATACCCTCTACAAGTACGCAGAGGGCCGCCAGGCCTTCCCGGCCGAGCGCCTGGGGGACCTGGTCAGGGCGACGGGGGATCACGAATACCTGGCCTACGTCGCCGACAAGGCCGACCTGATTGTCCTGCCGAAGACCAGGGTCAAGGCCTGTGTGAAATCGATTCGTCAGATCGAGATCGAGCTAGCCATCGCCGACGGCGCTCTCATGAGCCTTACCGAGGACAGTCTGGCCGACGATGAGATCGACGGGGCCGAGTTGAAGAAGGTCCTAACCAAGGCCAACGAGGCCATCCGCCACATCGAGAGCCTCAAAGAATCCCTCAAAGCCAAGATGGAAGGCCGGGAGCCAGGGGAATGAACGCCGCTCGTCCGGACCATGGAATGGCCCAGGATGTTGCAGGGAATGGTTCTAACGAGTTCGGAACGCATCCGGCGTCCAACGCCACGAAAAGCCGATTCCAGCCCCGCAAATGCGATTATTGCGGGAACATCTATTCGCCAAGGCGGCGCAAGTCCGAATACTGCGGAACGCCCTGCCGCGTAGCCGCTTGGCGTGAGCGCGACAAGGCCGCGTCCAGGTCGTTCTCGGCCAGGCTAGCCGCGCTTGAATCCCGCGTAGCGGAGTTGGAGCGGGGCCGATGATCCGCGCCGCTATCTGCCCCGCCTGCGGAACGACCTACCTGATCAAGGAAGGCTGTACCCGATGCAATCCCGTCCCGCCTGTGCGGGTCAGGAAATACACACGGAAGGGGATCGAATCACCGCGACGCCAGGAATCCACCAGAGCTGAAGTCGCGCGGGAGGGGGAGGGGACGGTCCGGCGCATGACAAAGGAAACCGCCTCCCCCGAACGCGCCATCCAGGGGCCGCTTTTCGCATAGGGGAG